GAACATTGTTATGAGTAGGCCGCTAAACAGAGGAATCAAACAGGTTATTAATCAAATGTATCATCATAGCCTAGCCAAGTATAGCGATGATTTGGAATACTATGTAATACGGAAAACTACTGGCGGAATTCACGAACTTACCAGACGCCGCGTTTTTATGCAAGTTTCGCGCAATATTATCAATGAAAACCTTGAATGAGCAAATAAAAAGGGCGACCGAAGCCGCCCTAGTTTTGAGAGGTTATTCCTCTTCTTATCCAAGAATGTTGTTAACTCTGAAGATACGGTAATATTGGTTAGTCTTTGCAGTAGCAAGACCAGACGCGGGAGTCGCGCCCACGAATGGGTTAGACGCCATGCCGTAACGAGTTTTGAACCCGATGCGAGGTTGGAAGTCATTTTCACCAACAGCGCGCATCATTGTTAGAGGCACATATGGGCAGTAGAACACGCCAGCATCGTATGGGTTAGACCCACGATAGCCAACGTTTACATAGTCAACAACCGCGTAAGGGTCGATGAATACTTTTGTGCGACCGTTCAACATACCAGCATACAACGAACCAGTGTCGTCCACTGTCAAGTTGTTTTGGAATGCAGGCTTGTACTCTAGCATACCAGCAGCGTTCAATGCAACAGCAACGTCAGAAGAACAAACAACAACGTTACCTTTTCCTCTACGAGTTTCTTTTGCAATTACGTTAGCTTCGCGCTCTAGTTGTACAACCAAACCTTTGAACTTTTCAACCGACCAACGACCGTCTGCGTCTGTTGAAAGATCGAAAATACCACCAACGGCAGTATTCGACTGCAAACAACCAGTTTTAGCTTGCGAGTTAACAGTACGGATGATTTCGCGGTTGATTTCTGCAAGAATTTCCGTTGCAAGAATGTTTGCAAGTTCTGTTTCCGCATCAAGTCCGTGAATCGCACGAAGGTCTTGTGCAAGTTCAACTGTGTATTCTGCTTTCAAAGCACGGCTTTTTGCAGTTACAGTTGCTTGTTCGATTGTGAAGCCCATTTCAGCAAATGGATTTGCAGTCGAATCGCCCAACGCTTCAGCCGAATCAGTAGTCATACCGATACCAGCAAGGCCGGTAGTAATACGATCATCATTGATTGTCGAGTCAGCGTTAGAGTCTGTCACGCCACCAAGGCCGGATGGGCCTGCAAGACCAGATGCAACCGCAGTAGCTTGTGATCCAGAAAAGCGTGTTTTAGCTTCATCAAAGAATGCTTCCGAATCGCTTGTTGCCCCGCCGTTGTAACGGCTCTTCATAGCGAAGATAAGCCCTGTTGGGCCTGTCATCGGCTGTACAGAGGCAATGTCATAAGCGATAAGGTTAGGTGCAGAACGACGCACCAACGAAATTAGAACGGGGTTCCAGTTCGCCGCAGACGTAGTGTTGTTTGCCGGTGCCGCTTCAGAAAGCATGTTGACAGCTTCTTGATTCTCAAACAAAGCATGTTCAGTGTTTTCAAGCAACGCCGCAGTAACATTTCTACGGTGCGAGTCTTGAATTTTACCAACAGATTCTTCGTTTAGAACTTCCGCCCACTTTTCTACTAGTGTTGGGTATGAAATTTTTTGGTTCATGGTATTTGTCCTTAATTATTTTGCGCTATTTCTTAGCGCGGTAATATATTGAGCCATTCGTTCGCTTGACGCTTTGGGTGTTTGATCATCCGAGATATTTTCGTCTAGTGAATATTTTGATGGTGCTTTTTTGAAAAGTGAATTACGAAGGTCTACGATCTTACCGATAAAAGTATCATCGTCTACGAAATCAATATTTTCTGCCAAGTCCGAAAGTTTTACAGCTTGTGTATCTGCTAGGCCATTTGATGCTTCGCGGATAATTGCCTCTTTTTTGAAACTGACCAATTCCTCATTCATAGAGAATAGTTCTTCAGTCTGTTCATCAAGTTTACTTTCCAATTCTTCAACTACATCTGCCAAATCGTTTACTAGGTCCACTTTGCTTTCTGGAACTTCGATATACGATTCTTCGAATAGAGTTTTCAAACCATCCATAAAGTTTTCTGCAACCTCAGTGCGAATGCCCTGTTCGATTGCAACTTCATTTTCTTGCATCCATTCTTTAACGACATAAGAAAGATAACTGTCGAGATTTTCAACAATATCTTCTTTAATCATTTCAAGTTCTTCTGTAATGCGGTTTTCGTACTGCATTTCGAGTTTATTAACAGCAACTTTTTTAGCTTTGTTAATTGCAGATTCGAACAATACTTTTGCAGACGACTTAAAATCATCCGAAAGAGTGTGTTCACTTTCGATCAATGAATTTAGATCAGCCTTGAAAGATTCTTCCATGTCGTCATCTTCTGATTCGTCTTCCGAATCATCCATGTCGTCATCTTCCGAATCGTCCATTTCAGTCATTTTCTTTTTCATCTTCTCTTTCATTTCTTTTACAAGACCTGAATCAGATGAATCGGCTTTTTCTGAATTTGACTTATCGCCGGGACGCTTTTTTGCAGTTCCGCCAGATTTAGCGGCCTTATCAACGGAAGCGTTAGATTCTTCTTCTGTTGTCTCAAGAATTTCTTTCTCGTCATTCTCAAGCACATGTGGTTCTTTGTTCATGTGGTTTCCTTACATATTTTTCTTAGTTAATGCCGAGAGGAAATTTTTGAATGCTGCGATTTTCACATCTTCTAGATATGTCCGTCCTGCGTTCTTAATTTCTGTCTCAATCTTTTCAATATCTCTACTTTCGATAATGCCATTATTCCAAACCCAATCTACACCTTCCATAATTCCGTTTACGAAAGCATTTGATGCAGAGGGGTCTTGAACAATATCAACAGTGCTAAGAACGAAATCGTTCTTCACATAGTTAATGCCATTTTTCAAATCTAGAGTTCCCATACCACGAGTCGAAACTCCCAATTTTACCCCGCCTTCGAGTAATCCCTTTACGATTTCCCCTGTAGGCGTGTTAAGAATGGAAGCCTTTCCAATCACATCATTTTTTTCCATTTTCAAGGAAGTGATGCGATGTGAAACTTTATCCAGATTGATTGTCGGTCCTTGCGGGTGATTCAATTCACCTACGGCGCGGCCTTTATCAACCTGTTCTGTAACGTATTTGCTAACAGCCTGTTCCATAATTTGTTTTGGATAGACTCTGCCGTTACGATTTCTTGATTCTGATTGTGCGAATACACCTTCGATAGCAAAATTTCTTTTGCCGTCTTTCGCCTCAGATATTACTTCAATATCGTTTTCTGTGTATTCGGTAATTAGTTTCATGTTTTTATTTCTGATTGAACGTTCTGTCAATTACGGTGTTGCGAATTTCGCCTACCGCATCTTGAATTTTTTGCGACAAAACTTCGCTAATAGCATTTTCTGCTTTTGTGTATTCCTTAGCGACAATTTTAGCTGCGATGTATTCTGATTGTTGACTCATGTTTCATTCCTTATATAATCTATTTATACTAATTGAAAATTATCCGTTCATGTCGTTAGGGGTTGCGCCCCCACCATTACCGGCAAATTCAGCCCCTCCAGCGCCTACAGCGCCAGTTCTAGGCTCTGGTTCCATACCGAACCCGCCGCCGTCCATGCCCTCTTCAGGCGGTGCTTCGGCGCGTTCTTTTTCAATCTTCTTTTTCTCTGACTTGATTTCAGAGTCGTCCATCTTGAGGATGTTTTTCATGACCCACTCTTTCGAGTAATACACCCCGACCAATTCACGCATACGTTCCAAAGTTTCTACACGCTCGCGCATGATTTCAATGTCTTTCATTTCACTGAAAAAATTGTCTCTGGAAAAATCGACAATCAACGCTTGCGATAATTCTTCCCAATCTTCCTCAGTAATGATATTCTTTAGAATCAATTGCTTTTTAAGGATGCCAAGGAATAAGTTGGAAAAACGTCTGCGAAGTCTATCAATGAACTTTTGAAATTGAACCTCTTCCCTTGAAATTTCTGTTGATCTACCAAACTGAAAAGGGCCAGCGCCTTCGGTATCAATTCTGCTAACAGGCACGTTCAAAGATTTGAATAGGCGACGTTGAAAATAAATGATGTCGTCAATTTGACTTAGATTTTCCCCGCCCGGTAGCGTAGTGATTTCTGTTCCGCGCCCGCCTTCACGTCTAGGTAGCCAAAAGTCTTCAAGCATCGACATATGCTTTCTATCGTCTTTAAGATCGCCTGTCGTGCTGTCGTAAACGATTTTGTTACGATATTTAGTCATGATGTTTTTCATGTACTCTTCGGCTTTTTGCTTTGGGAGGTTTCCAACATCAATGTAAAAAATACGTCTTTCGGGCGCTCTAGCCAAACGATAAATCACCAAAGAATCTTCCAACATTCTAAGCTGATTGATAGGCTTCATTGCTTTGTGTAGATATGAAACTACTGCATTGCGTTCTTCGTTGAGCAAACCGGATGTGATGTAACTAATTGAATCTGGCGTTAGTCTGACTGTTGATTGAGCATTACCAATTTTTTCTTGAAACACGAAATACTCAACTACCTTGTCGATCAATTTCACGCCCGTTTTAGGATCAATTTTCTCTTCAACTTCTCGGATTTTGTGTATCTTAGCAGCGTCAATAGGACGGATTTCTTGAATCCCTTGTGATTCCGAACCCTCTTTGACGACCAAATGATGAAACAGTTTTCCGTCAACGTACCAGCGACGAAAAATGTCGTACCCATATTCTTCGAATTTGAGCATGTTCAAAATTTCGTCAAATTCCTCTGCAATTTTTTTCTTGACACCAGTAGAACTTTTTACGTTGTCTGTGACGATTTTGACGGATTTTTCGTTTTCGTTTGTAGAAATGGCTTGACTAATGATGTTTTCAATCGCATCATCCACTTCAGGATGTGCTGCCGCGCCTCTATACTGCCTAATCAATGCCGCAGTATTTTGTGTATCAGTATCACCAATATTTAGATAGTGTCCAAATCTTGATCCTGATACGGTTGTATATCCAGCCCCGCCGTCTTCATCGACAGGCGGGACTATAGATTTTTGGTTTTCGTCTTCATTCTTTGATTTTTTCGAGCGTTTTATCTCGAAACCCCAAAGGCTTAGAATCGCATTATCTGGCATAATATTGTGTCCTGTTAACCGTTATCGTAGCTATCGGTTGTGTTAGAAGTCCAATATTGATACCTGAAATCGACAGTAAATTCCTCAATTTGGTTTACGTTTTCGTATGCCAAATCAATAGGGGCAAGCATGATCGGGAATGCGCCTAGAAAACGATATGTTTTCAATTTCGTTTCATCGCGGTCCAATTGATCTACAATCAAATCCGCTTGATAATCGACCGGATTTGTAAATCCTGTATTTGTTGCATGGCTATTGATACCGCTCATCCAACGCTCTAACGCATCTCTAACTTTGAAATTCGTATCGTTGATAACGGTAACAGTCCATTGTTCAAATGTTCTATCACCAGCGACAAAGAGTTCGCGGCCCCTGAATGGGACCGGAAGTTCTGCCATAGTTGAACCGGGCAATTGTGCAGCCTTACACATGAATGATGTTAATTCAACATCACCCAAAGCGAATGCAGGATAATTCAAAGTTACTTTGAATAGAGTTGATCTTGCGCCCCCGCCTGAAAGTTTTGCTTTGAAATCGTCAATGCCTAATGTCATTGTGTGTTACTCCTGATATTCAGTTTATTTGATCTTTATGTTGTTATTTATACCAGAATTAAACAAGGCCAACGATTTCTTCAAAATCGGCTCCAGTTCTAGTAGCAACAAAATTAAGCGTAATGAAGTTAATGCTTCTTGCAGGCTTGATGAAAATGCTTGCAATAAATTCATTTCTGTCAATTACCGCTGCCGTGTTGTTTGTTTCGTCACATACAACTCTGAAATCAGTGATACCACGACGCCCTTTGATTTCTCTAAGAAATGGTTCAATGATGTTGACAAACTCAGCGCGCGTGAATTCATCGTTAAATTCAAAGATCACACTTTTAGCAGCATCAACAATTGCTCTTTCGACAACAAGGAACAAGCGACGAACATTGATTCTGTCGAATGCTGAAGGTCTTGCAAGTTTTGTTTTATCGCCGTATAGCAAAATGCCATAACCGGGGATGTTAGCAATAGGATTGATTCCCGCTCTGTATAGAGTATCGCGTTCTGATTTATTTGGCGAATACGCTAGGTCTGTTATGCCCAAATATTTTCCTCTGCGAGTTCCAGCAGGTGAAAACCAAGGTGCTGAATTTCTGTCAGATGCTGCCATGATACCAGCCGTAGAAGACGCCGCAGGAACATACAAAGTTTGGTCATTGTATTTGTCGTAAACCAAAACGAAATTGTTATCTACTACAAGGTAAGATGAATTTGTGAATGTGTTTGCACCGGCTACAGCATTTGCTACAGGCGTTGCCGTATTGACAACATCATTTTTAGCGGGTGATGTAACAACGATACAATCTTTTCTTGTCGATTCTGCAATCGAAATAAGATCATTGACAATTGACGTTTGGTCAGTTCTAGTCAATGCTTGCGGTGCAATCAAAAAGTCAACCAATACGTTATCGACATCTTCATACAGATCAAATGCAGTTGCAATTTGCCCAACTGACAACGAACCTGAATTGACTCCAGATTTCAAAGAAATTGTTTTAGTAACTTTGGATACTAGGCTATAATCATCGCTTGCGTTTACGTTTGTGCCCGCGCCCGCGACTGTGTAATCCGAATCGAACCCGACCAAGTGAACATAGTTAGAACGATTGTTTATCACGTTTTTAACGTAGTTTGTTGATCCATCGTCGGTTTTTGCGTCTGCCCCCAATGAAACAAATGGGTACGTTTCCAAAATTGTTCCTAGTGTACCAGTGAATTTTCCATCTTCGTCAATCACTACGACATGAACTTCATCGTTCGATGCGGAACGATTTGACGCATATGTACTTGTGCCGGGTGCAGCATCAAAACTTGATTTATATGTCCAGTTGTCGTATGCTGAATCACTTGTTGAGTATGGGCACATAGAAATTTTCAAGGAATTTCCAAGATCGCCGGGGTATCTAGCAATGAATGTATGACCAGCCGAATCCAGAGTCGCAACTTGATTGTCGAAGTTTTCTCTGAATTTTACAGTAGGACCAGCCGCTGCCGCGTCGGAATCATATGCGTTTATAGCATCAGAATCGACTCCGCGAACTACGAAAAGGTCTTGTGAATATTTTAGAAAGTTAGCAGCGGAAACGAAATCTACGTTTGTGCTAGTATCTGGTGCGCCAAAAGTTCTTGCGAGCGAAGCCTCGTCGGGAATATCAACGATTTTGTCAACCGGCCCCCAACGAAAATTGCCGACCATTGCCCCTGTTGTCGATTGTTGGTTTCTAACAACCGCCGTAAGGTCAATTTCTTTGAAAGTTACAGCAGGCGATTCTGAAGGTGTGAATAATGCCATGAATTTTTCCTTTTTGTTTCATTATGCGATGTCATGATAAGAATATGTCAATTGTATTTATATCAATTGAAAAATAGGGCTTGACATGTAGTAGCTTATGCTATATGTTCTGTTGCATGGAACCAATTTATAGAGATTATACAAATCAGATCACAAATCGTGCGTTCAATCATATGAATTTTTCGGTAGCAAATAGTATGACAATCAAAAAAATGTCGGAAGTTACACGTCGAATTAGCCATAGCGCATTCACGCGGGTGCATATGGTATATAAGAAAATAGAAGATGAATTTTAACAAAATTTCTTCGCATATGATAGAAGATGTTGTATATCGCGAGGTATCAGACTACGTTTGGATTCAAATAAGAAGCCAAA